TTTTTTTATATTTATAATCAATTTATAATAGTAATATAAAAATAACTAGGTAAGATTAGAGTTTAATATATCTCCTACCTAGTTATTTTTATATATTTTTACATTTTTCATGACAAAAGCGTTATTTCGTGATGATTTATGATTATTTTGGAGTGAAGAAACCCTTGAAATATAAGGGTTTTATTTTTTGTGATTTTAGAGAAATTTAAATTAGAGATAACTACCTTAGTTTTTTAGGGTGGTTATTTTTGTTTTAAAGATAAATTTATTATTAATTAAAGATTAAGGAGTGTTTATATGGCAAGATCGAAATTTAATGTAAATACCTCATCAAAATCAAAAGAAAAAAGAACATTAAATGGATACACTTTTTCAAGTGATTTGGAATATAAATTCTATGTTTATCTCCTATCAAAACAAGAAAAAGGAATAGTTAAAAATATAACAATTCAACCTAGATATTTACTTCAAAAAAAATTTGTTAAACATGGTAAGATATATCAGCCAATTTACTATATTCCAGATTTTGAAGTAGAGTATATAAATGGAGATATAATAAATTTCGACACAAAAGGATTTTCTACACCAGATTTTTTACTTAAGGCCAAGATTTGGAATTACGTCTACCCTGATAAAGTTTTAAGAGTTATAAATTATAGTAAAATTGATGGCAATGATGAAAATGAAGGATGGTGCGATGTAAAAGTTATTGAGAAAGGAAGAAAAGAGAGAAAGAAAGCAAAGGAATTAAAAAATAAATTAAAAAAATATAAAAATAAAACGGAGGATTGATTCAAACATGTCAAAAAATAAACCATTAACCCTTAGTACATTAAAAAAATTGGATGCACAATTAAATGAAACATTGCAAGTAACTTTATCAAATTCTAGTACTATTCTATTTGATTTACATTTTCGTCAAACTATTATTGAAGAAGTTTTCAACAAATTAATTTCAATAAATAAACTTATACAAGAAGATGAAACTTTAAAAAATTTCCCAATGGATAGGTACACACAATTATTAATTATTACTCATTTTACATCTTTGAAGAATATTGAAACTAAAACATTGTCAGATGAATTAGAATTAATGAATCAATTGATAGATTTGGATTTATTTAAAGAGATATTAGAGAAAATGGAGATTGAAATACCTGATGAAATTAAGAAATTTAATGAGAAAATATTTGAGATAATGCAGGAAAAATTGGATAGTCTGAAGCAACAAGAGGAATTTATGAGGTTAATGAATGAAGAAATGGAAAAACAGAAAATGATTGGTGATGTTGAATTAGTGGACAATAGTTTGGTTGATAAAAGTGATAATATTATAGATATTGTTTCTGATAAGACAGATGAAATTGTGACGGATGAAGTGGATGAAGTAGTTAGTAAGATTGAAATTACAGAATAATAAAATAAATAATAAGTACAATAATTATAATAACAATATTTCAATAGATTAAAGGACATTTCTTAATTGATGTGTCCTTATTTGTGTTGAAATACACAATGAGCAAACTAGGGTCGCTCCCGAAAAGTGAATCCTTACACCTGTTTGCTTATTAATATTTTATATAAGGAAATCAAAAATAAAAACAATAAAAGGAGTTGTTGTAAATGTTAGTAAAATGTATGGTAGACAAAAAGACGTTTAGTAAAAAACCTAATGGGGATGAATCTAAAGGAATTCAATTCAGATTAACTCAAACAGAAATTGAAATTGAAGAATTAGCTAATTTATTAAGCAATGGAGCAACTTTTAAACCAGCATTACTTAAAGGTAGAAAAAGTATAGATTGGATTAGTCAACAAATATTTGCTTTAGATTTTGATAAAGATACTACTATTGAAAAAGAATTAAATAATTGTAGAGATTTAAATATATTGCCTGTATTTGGTTATAAAACATTTTCATATACTCAATATAAAGAAAAATTTAGATTAGTATTTTGTAGTAATATAGTAATAACCAATGTAGATATTAGAAATAAATTTCAAAAATTATTAATAGAATTATTTCCTAATAGTGATTCTGTAACATTTGATCCTACTAGATTATTCTTTGGTGGAAAAGAATTAATAAATTGTGATTATAATAATAGAATAAATATTAATAATATTATGGTAAAATATAAAGATAAATTAGATAATATAATAAATAAATCTGATTCATCGTCTGTGAGCTTAATCAATACTAATACAATAAATTCTTTTTCTATTAGTATGCGGAAACCTCAGACCCCTTCCCCTTCAAGGGTTTTAGAGGATTTTTCTCACATTAATGCTATAAAAAATTTAGATTATATATTGATGAAAAACCTTCTTCAGATTAATGGTGATAAAATAATATGTACAAATAAACAAGAAGTTTATGATTATATTAATGGAATAGATTTATGTGAATTTACAAATATACATAGCATGGTAAATTGCATATTACCAAATCATCAAGATGATACTCCTTCTGCACATATCTATACAACTGATAGTGGGACACAAATATATAAATGTTTTGGATGTGATGCAAAATATACAATAATATCTTTAGTAGAAAAATTAGCAAAATGTAAAAGAATTAAAGCAATTGAATTTATTAAGAAAATATATAATATTGAATTGCAACAAACAGAATGGCAAAAACAACAACTAGAAATACTTGATACTAATATTGAATTATTATTATCAGAAGAATTTAAAGAAATATATCCTCAACTTCATTCTTTAATAAGGACAAGAAAAAATAATATTATAGCATTAAATAACTTTGCCAAAATGAATATTAAAGATGAAGATTTTTGCGTAGAAGAAAATCCATTATTTTTTGCCTCTTTAACTAAAATAATGGATGTATTTGGTTCAAAAGATAGAACAAAAACTTCTCAAAGTATTACGTTATTTGCTTTGTTAAGTTTGTTAAATAAAATACCTCATGATAATTTACCTGAAGAAATACATAATAAGGCAAAACATATTGCAGCAAAATATAACCTTACTAAATTAGTTAACTTTTATAGTATAGAGCAATATGGAGTAAATTCATTAGAAGAAAGTAATAAAATTGCAAAAATATTAAAAGATAATAACATATCCTTGAGAGGAATATCTAGGGAATATTTATTAAGAACATTTGGTATAGAATTAACTAATAAAATATATCCTCAATATGTTTATGAAAATAAATTAGGGACTTCTGAACAATCTAATGAAGAAACTAATAAAATAGCAAATTATATTTTAGAAACTATTGAAAAAAATGGTTATATTTTAGAGAAAGAATTAAAAGTTAATAATATAACTGAATTACAATGGAAACGTAGTATTCAAGAAATATTAGATGGTTATGGTTTAATTAAAATAACTGCTAATAAAGAAATAAAATTAAAATATAATATTAATGTTGCTGAAAGAAGTTATCCTAAAATTATTGTTAAGGGAGGTGAATAAAATTCCCTCCTTACAACAACAATTATTAGAGATTGAGAAAAAGATTCAATCTAAAATAAAATCTGCAATGCAGAATGAATTATCTCAACAGTCAAAAACGACTATCCAGATGCATGTTGTTACAGATGTTTATAATGTATATGAACCTACTTCATATTCTCGTTCTTACGACCAAGGAGGTCTATTAGACCGTGACAATATAGAAACTAAGATGATTGATAATAATACTTTAAGGATAGAAAATATTCGTAGAGATGAGTTAGATGGAAGAATGGTGGATAAAATTATAGAATATGGTAAAGGTTACTGGACTCAAACTCTTGATGATATAATTGGAGCAAGACCTTTTATTCATAATAGTTTTATAGATTTAAAGAATGGTAAAGCTAGAGATGCCTTAAAACGGGGACTCATCAGGGAAGGATTGAATATTAAATAGTATCTTCTCCGCTCACATAAAGAATAAAATTAAAATATAAATTCCCTAAAATATATCTAAAAATATTTCAAAATACCTGTTGACAGAATCATAATATAATTATATAATGTGAACAACCTCGGAAAACAAATATCTGAGGAATAAAAATAAAATAATATAAAAGGAGAAATGATTTATTATGACTAAGAAAGAACTCATGAACCGCTACCAGGAAGTATTAAACGAAAAGAAAGAAGCATTTGAGGCAGACAAGGTTGAGAAATCAAAGAAAATTTCTAAAAAAGAAGCAGAATTTTACGGAGAATGTTTTCTGGATTTAATTATGGATACTGTTGCAAATGAGGATTTGAAAATAGTGGGTTTTGGAAATTTTGAGAAGAAATTTAAAGAAGGTAAAACTGGTACTATTAATGTTGGACCGAAAAAAGGTGAAGAATATAATAGTGTAGACCATTTTGTGATTAGTTTTAAGGCAGGTAAGGGTTTTAAGAATAAAGTTAATGGCATTGTTAGTGAAAGTGGTGATGAAGTTAGTGGTGAATAGAGATATTAGTAGGGATAAGAGAAATGAAGATGAATGGGGTTAATACATAGTAGTTAATTAAATAGAGTAAAGATATTAAAATTTATCTTTACTCTATAAAAATAACTTAACACATAGAAACATCAAAGATATAACTCAAAACTTAAAATTTAAAATTAAAAGGAGAAATTAACATGACTACAGAAAAAATGACTATCCATAAAGCATTAGCGGAATTAAAAATTATCGGAGATAGAATCAACAATTCCATCACCACAACTCCATCACCACAGCAACCTTTATTAAAGCAAATAAACATTCCAATGAGAAAATTAATAATATAATTTAAATGGAGATGATTAATTATAGGTCGAAAATTTACATATGAAGAGGTCAACAGCCCACGAGCCTAAAGGCATCGGGGCTTGTAGGAGATAATATCAATTACAAGTCAGTTGAATAGCCTAAGTATTTGATTACTACGTTATATAAGAATATATAGTTACCTACGGATACTTCTCTAGTCTGTAGCTCTAAGCTTTAATATTAAACATTTCTAAGGGTAGGAGAAGTGTATTAAAGATTTAAAACCTTATATAACATTGGCGAAGAGAACTTACTCTGAAAGGAGGACATAACTTGAGAGTATATGTCAAAAATTTAAGAAACGAACCATTAATGCCTTGCTCTGAACAAAAAGCAAGAAAATTATTAAAAGAAAAGAAGGCAAAAGTTATTGAAATTAAACCTTTTACAATTAAATTATTATTTCCAACAGGAGAAGCAAAACAAGAAATTATACTTGGAATTGATAGTGGTTATATGAATATTGGTTTTAGTGCAATAACTGAAAAGAGAGAATTAATTTCTGGTGAAGTTAAACTTCTTCAAGGTATGAAAGAAAGATTACTAGAAAGATCAAGATACAGAGGAATTAGACGGTCAAGATTAAGATACAGAAAAGCACGATGGAGTAATAGAACTAAATCAAAACCAAAAGGTTGGCTTGCTCCTAGCTTGCAACATAAATTAGATTCTCATATTAAATTTATAGATAGTTTATATAAGATATTACCAATAACCAAATGCATTATTGAAGTAGCAAATTTTGATATTCAAAAGATGAAGAACGATACTATTAGTGGTAAAGAATATCAACAAGGTGATATGATAGGATTTTGGAATACTAGAGAATATGTTCTTCATAGGGACAATCATAAATGTCAAAATCCTAATTGTACTAACAAAGATAAAAAACAAATATTAGAAGTACATCATATTAAATTTAAACATTTAGGTGGTACTGATGCTCCAAGTAATTTAATAACTTTATGCAATAAATGTCATACATCACCTAATCATAAAAAGGGTAAGTTTCTATATGATTGGTGCATTGAAGGTAAGAAAGTTAGAGGATTTAAGGATGCTACTTTTATGAGTATGGTTAGATGGTATTTAGTTAATCAGTTAAAAGAATTACATGAAAATATCAATGTAACATATGGTTATATAACTAAGAATCATAGGATAGAAAACAAGATTGAAAAAACTCATTACAATGATGCATTTGCAATTACTAAAGGTATTAATCAAGTTAGAAGCACTAAAATACATGAAGTTAAGCAGTCAAGAAGAAATAATAGAAGCTTAGAAATGTTTTATGATGCGAAGTACACTGATACAAGAAATGGTGAAAAAGTAAGTGGTGGAGATTTGAATAATGGAAGAAGAACAAGGAATAAGAATTTAAACTCTGAAAATCTTCATCAATATAGAGGTGAAAAACTATCAAAAGGACAAAGAAGAATAAGAAAGGTTAGATATTTTTATCAACCAAATGATTTGGTTAAATATGATGGAAAAGTATATACAGTAAGAGGAACTCAAAATGGTGGAGCATATATAAGATTAAATGAAATTAAAAAAGTACCTAGAGTTAATTTATTAATTCCTTATAAATTCAATAAAGGGATAGTGTGGTGTTAATGACAATGGATTATATTAGTCAAAATCATTCAAAACATTTGTTGATGGTGCATTTAATATTTTCATGTAAGTATCGTAAGAAGTTATTAAATAGATTTGGGAAACAGATTAAACAGATATTGTATGACATTGCAGAAGAAAAAGATTTAAATATAATTGAAATGGAAGTAGACAAAGATCATATTCATTTATTAGTAAGTTATAATCCAACTCAATCTGTATTAGATGTTGTAAGGTTATTAAAACAAATATCCACATATAGAATATGGAGACAGAACAATAATCATATTTACTTAAAGAAACAGTTTTGGGTTGAGAAAACATTTTGGGGAGATGGATATTTTGCTTGTAGTATAGGACAGGTTTCAAAAGAAACAATTGAAAAGTATATTCAGAACCAAGGCTAAAATAAGACGGTATTCATCCCCTACCCTAAAGGGATATGGGCTTTCTACCTAATTCGTTGTAAATATTTAGATAAACATAATATATTATACACACCACAATATAAATTTGATGATTTAAAAGGTAATACAAATAAAAAACATTTGAAATTTGATTTTGCTATACATAATATAAATAGTGAAATAATTTATTTAATAGAATATGATGGAGAATTTCATTTTAAACCAGCAAGATTTAGTAAAGATAAGAAAAAGATGCTTGACAAGTTAAAGAAAATACAAATATATGATATAAAGAAAAATTTATATTGTGCTAAAAACGATATTCAATTAATCCGTATTCCCTATTGGGAATTCAATAATATTGAAAAATATTTAGATTATTATTTCAAATTTCAAAGATAAAAGTTTATTCTTGATTAAAGTTTAAACAGTAAAGACTAGAGCGGAAAGTTTGATTAAATCCCTGGTATACGGTTTAGTATAATTGTATTTGACTATAGGTTAACCGCAGGGCTGGAGAGTGGTAAATAACTAAAATTTGATATAAGTGATTAGGTTTAAAGAGTGGAGATTATATGTCTCTGCTCTTTTTATTTATTGTAGATTAATATACATTACTATAATGCAATGTATATTTTTGTATTATAAATATATAAATTTAAATTAAAGGAGTGATTTAATGTCTGATAATATAGATAAACATATGTTACGTCCCATAGCAGATAAATTATATGAAATAACTGATGAAATGTGGAATAAAATAAATTCTGATAATAGAGAATTAGTTGAAGAATTTCTTAAAGTAAATAAACAATTATCACCAAGAACTATCGAAGTTTATACCTCGGCATTGAGACAATTTTTTTGGTTTATTTATGATAATTTAAAAGATAAACCATATTACAAAATTAGTAAAAGAGATTTTATGAAATATATGAGTTATCTTCAAGAAAGAGGATTATCATCTAGTGCTATTGGATTAAGAAAATCTAGTGTATCTAGTTTTTGTAATTATATTGAAAATATTGTAGCAGATGACATTGAAGAAGCAAATAATTTTAGGAATTTTACAAGAGGTATGCCCTCAGTAGTTAAAAATAAAGTTTATGACAAAACACCTATTACTCATGAAGAATATGAATTATTAATAAAAACATTAGAAGAAAGAAAAGATTATCTTGGTTTAGCATGGGTTGCTACTGCATTTAATGTTGGTAGTAGACGAGCAGAAATTATACAATTAAAAACAGAAATATTAGATTATCCTATTCAGGAAGGTAAAAATTATATTGTGAGTCATGTCGTGATGGGAAAAGGCTCCTCTGGTGGCAAGCCTTTGAAATACATGGTTAACAAAGAAGCACTTCATTATATGAGATTATGGGTAGAAAATAGAAAATATGATTCTGAATATATTTTTGTTGTTAAATATGGTGGTAAAATAAATCCTATCTCAAGAAATTGGGCAAATAGATTTTGTAAAGAAGCATTATCACCTATTCTCAAAAAACGGATTCATCCGCATATGTTCAAAGCCTCTTGCATAACTTACCTTTTAAGTATTGGTAAGAATTTACAGTCTATTTCCAAATTTGTAGCGATGCATAATGATACTTCAACTACCTCAAATTTTTATGATTTAAGAGATTTTGAAGATGAAAAAAATGATATATTTGATTAAATATCATAACCAAAACCGCTTTGATCATGATATATGATCCCACAAACCCAATAAAATCAACACTTTTTAAATTACAAAACATTACATAAAATTAAATAATTAGAAATAAGTGGTTGAAATATTACAATTCTATTTAACAATATCAGTATTTCAACTACTGCTTGTGATTATTTAAAAAATTATTATAATTATTAAATCTAATTAATGATAAGATTATAAAATTATAAAGGAGGTAATTTTAAATGTCTCAAGATATCTCAATTCTCATTAAGACTAAGATCGATACTTCACAGCAACAGATAACTTCATTAGAAGAGCAAATTGCATCCCTATCATCTAAAATTAAAACTGCCATATCAGTAAAATTAAATATAGATTCTAAAGATATACAATTAATTACAGAAAAAATAAAAGAGGCACAAGAAAAAGCATCTTCAGGTGGTAAAAAACAAATACAAGTTGGAGATTTTAGCGAAGCAGCTAGTAAAATGCAAAAAATGATGACTGATATAAAAAGAATTGAATCAGAATTTGCTCATTTAGGTGATAATCTTTCAGTTAAACAAGTATTTGCTAGTGCTACTAGTGATTTAAAAAGATTTGAAGTAAGTGTTGAACAACTTAACGGAAAAATAAAAGAGGTTTTTAAATTTCCTGTTACTATGGGTACAATTAAAGGTGCTGATGGGATACAAGAACAAATATTAAAAATGGGCGACGTTTCAATGGCATCTAAAGCGTCTGCTGATAAAATTATTAAAGATACAAATGCTAAAAAACAAGTAATTAGTGAAGAAATTGTTAAAATGAATGAATTAATTCTCCTATATAAATCAGGTGTTAAAGTAGGAGGAGAATTTATTACTGCTGCAAATAAAATGTTCTCTAGTCAAAATACTTCAAAATTTTCAAATGAAGAATTACAAACAAGAGCATCTTTATTAAAACTATTAACACAAGAACAAAATAAATATAATAATGCTCAAAAAGGTTCTACTAATGCAAATACGGGAACAGTTAATAAAGAAATTAGTGCACTTGATAAATTAATTCTTCAATATAAAGCATTAAGTATAAGTGCCGAAAAGTTTAAAGAATTAGGTACAAATATGCTTAATTCTATGCCTAGTGGTTCTATAGTAGATTTACAGGAAAGAAAAAAGTTAATTGATGCATTAAAGATTGCACAAAAAGAACTTGATGCTTCTATTTCTAAACCAAAAACTGATACATCTGTAACTAAGGAAATTAGTGAAGTTGATAATTTAATTTTAAAATATAAAGCGGCAACAATTTCTGCGAAAGAGTTTATGGATGCAGGAAATAAATTGTATGATAGTGGTAAATTATCAGGAAAAACTACAGCAGATTTACAAGAAAGAGCAAGATTAATTCAAGCATTAAAAGGAGCAGAAAAAGAATATTACTCAAGTATAGGTCAAGAAAGTAAAAATAATTTAAGTATTGTTAATTCTGCTTATACTCAACAAGAACAAGCATTGAAGAATATATTTGCTTTGTCAAAACAAAGGATAGATGCTGAAAAAAATGGATATGTTGAATTAACTACTCAATTAAAAGAACAAATAAGATTAGAAGGGCAAAAACTTGTATTAGCAAGAAGTGATATTAAATCTAATTCATTAACTAATTCTGTAAAAGAAATAGAATTGTTAAATTTAAAAAATAATTTACAAACAGATTATAATAATAAAAAATCTAAAGAAGCAGATATAACTAGACAAAATTTAAATAATGATCAACAATTATTAAAAAGAACGCTAACAACTATGACAGCAGATATTCAGAAATTTCAGAGACAATATGCCGGTTTATATGATTCATCTAAATTAAATCAGATTACAACTGACTTGAAAAATCTAAAAATATCTCCTAATTTAAGTAATGATATTGCTAATTTAAAAGCAAATTTTTCAGCATTGCAGAAAGAAGCATATGCAACGTCCTCTGGATTACAACAAGCTAATAAACAAGTTATGAGTATTGGAGATGCACTTCAAACGGCAGGAAGTAAATTTGGAATATGGATAATTATGTCATCCCTGGTAATGGGTGTCATTCACAGAATTACTGAATCATTTGATTATATGTTAGAACAGACAAAATTATTTACTAATTTACAGATGGAGATGACAAATCAAAATCTTAAATTTAATGAGGTTACTCAAAGTGCTTTAGATTATGCAAAAGCAATGGGTACTACAAGTTCTGAGGTTATGAAAGCGATAAGTGTGTTCGGAACCTATACATCTTCAATGGATCAAGTTTTAGAACGTAGTGAAGCAGCAATTGTTCTTAGTAATATATCAGGACGTAGTATTTTGGAAGTTTCCGATGATTTAATGGCAGCACAAACCCAGTTTAAATTAGGTTCAAATCAATTAATGTCAATTGTGGATACATATGCTTCTGTAGCAAGAAATTTACAAGTTGATTTTCCAAAAGCGTTGGGGGAAATATCTTCAGGATTAAAATATGTTGGATCAGTGGCAGCAGAAGCAAAAATGCCTATCCAAGATTTAATTGCGATCCAAGGAACGCTGGTGGAAGTTACCAGGCGTTCAGGTTCACAAATTTCCAACGGACTCAAGACAATTTTTTCCAGAATTGCTAACGTAGGTGAAGAAGCAAATCCTGAAGAATTTAAAAAAGTTGAAAAAGTTTTTTATGATATGGGTATTAGTATCAAAGAAAATGCTGATACTATAAAGCCAATGAATCAGATATTGAAGGAAACTGCTGAACGCTGGAAGACACTTAATGACATTCAACGTCAAGAATTAGCTACAGGTGCTGCAAATATGTATCAACGTAACATATTTGTTGCTTTAATGAATAATTTCGACAATGTTCTACAAAATACAGAATCTGCTTATAACAGCGAATCAGTTGCAATGCAGAAGCAAGATATTTATATGAAATCTTTATATGCATCTCTACAAAAATTACAAAATGCCTTTGAACAACTATATAAAAATACTATTAGCACATCATTATGGAAACAATTATTAGATGGAATAACATCTATAATGGATGGATTTAATAGTCTTTCTGCTATAGTTGGTGGATTTCCTGCTTTAATGGCAACTGCGATATCTTCTGTAGCCCTGTTTTCTACTAAATCAAGAGAAAAATTTTCGACTTTACTTGGTTCCGTAACATATAGAGGATTATCTGCTGGCCAACAAGGAGCAGCATTACCACCAGGAATGAGTAATTATTCTGCACAAATACCTATACTTAATAAAATTATTTCTTCTATAAAACAAATCAATACTTTAGGTAATACTAGAATTAATTTTTTAGATTCATTATCTAGTTTTACAAGAAATATATCAGGAAAAGCAATTAGTTCTTTTAATTCATTAAAAACATCAATAATTAATACAGTAAATGCAACAAAAAGTTTAGGTGTTATAGGCACTACAAGTAAAATGTTTACATTATTAGGCAATGGTATTAAAGGTGCTACTTTAGCATTAGGTAGTTATATAACAGCTGCAAATATGGCTAAAATAGCAACAATAGGTTTGCAAACTGTAATGTCAATGGGAATGATGGTTGTTTTTTCATTGGTAATAGGTCAAGTTTTTAAATTAGCAGATTCTTTCCTTCACGCTAAAGAAAAACAACAAGAATTATTTGAATCATTAAAAAATGATGTGTCTACATTAACTTCAGAAATTTCTGATTCAGAGAAATTAATTAAAACTTACAATGATTTATCACAAGCAACGTCCCTTACATCAGATCAAAAACAAAAATTAGCAGATGTTACGGAAAAATTATCTGCACTCTATCCCTCTGCAATCTCACAATTTGATGCAGAAGGAAATGCCATCTCCTTAAATTCAGGTAAACTACAAGAATACTTAGACTTAAAAGAGCAAGAATTAAATTTAAAACGTCAAGAAATGTCAGAACAATTTTATAAAACTGGCAATAAGGATGTTAATAACCTACTAACTAATGAAAAAAATATAAAATCCAAAATGGATCAATTAGCAGAGTATGAAAAAAATCAAAAAAGATTTTTAGATTCTGGAGATGCAAAAACTGATAAAACAGGATATAAAAAAGTATTAGAAGATATAAATAGAACAAAAAAAGAATTGTTAGAATTAAAATCAGAATCAATAAAAATTACTGATGAATTAAAAACTAAACTTACAGCAACATTACAAAATAATGATGAATTTAAAGATTTTAAACCACAAGAATTAGATAATTTTATTAGTAGTTTATTAAAATCACAAGATGTATTAGAGCAAATAAAAAAATCTGGTGGTATAGAAATATTTTCTGCTAATTTAATAGATAATGGTTTTGCTAGTGCATTTAGTAATATTAATAAGGAATTTAATTATTTAAGTAAAAATACTAATAAGACACAAAAAGATATAGATGAATTTAATAATAATGCGGTTAGTAAATTAACAGAGAAATTAAGTTATCTAGGCAATCCTGTTGCAGAGAACGTAGCAAAAGTAATAACAGATAAATTTGGTTTATCAATAAGTGAAGTAAAAGAAAAAATATTTGATTTTAATGGTGCTATAGAATCAATCCAAAAAACAACAACTGATACATCAGATAAAATAGAATTATACAATCAACTATTAGAAAAATCTAAAGAATCCAATAATGATGCAGCTCAAGAAGTAATGAAACACGTTGATAAACATAAAGATTTATATGATGTTGTTGATGTTGAAAATGGAATGTTGGTATTAAATACTTCTAAACTTGAAGATTTAAGAAGTAAAACAATTGAAACAGCAATGGTAACTACTAAAGCAGAAATAGCAAAAGCTGAAGTAGTATCTATTCAAACACAGGCAAGATTAGCACAATATGATTTAGAAATTGAAAAATTAAATACATTAATAAGTTTACAAAATTCATATGAAAATATTAGTAAAATTATAGACAGTCAAGTTGTATCAGGTGATCTTTCAAGAGTAGAGGCTGTAGAAAGATTGGCACAGGCAAGCAGAGATATAGGAGATGTATATGTTGCTAATAAATTAAAAGAAGTAAAAACTCTTGAAGATGCAAAAAAAGTATATGGTGAATGGAGAAATTCACAAGGTTATGATGAATATGAAGATTCAAAAGAATCAGATGCAATGTGGGAAAAGATTAAAGGATATGTTAAATTAAAAGATGCTGTAGAAAAGGCTAATGCAGTTATTAATTCTCCTAATCTTGGTATTAAAGACTCAAAAGACACTGCATCAGCAAAATCAGCAGAAGCATTAGCATGGGAAAAAGTAACAAATGAAATAAAAACTTACGATAATGCTCTTAAATCACTAGAAGATACTACTTCTAATATGATTAAAGGGAGTAAAGAACGAAGAGATGCTTTACACAATGAGAATCTAAAAATAAAGGAACAAATTGACTATTTAAAACAACAAAGAGATGGGTTAAATGCTCCATTAATTACCAATATACCTTCTACAACTACTTCTACTACAGGAAATGCTACTTCTGCTTTAAGTAAATATAAAATATCACCTGATATTTCTAATGCAGTTAATACTATTTCTCAAAAATATAATGTTGATCCTGCTTTAATTTATGCTATTGGTCAACATGAAACTGGTTGGGGAAAACTTGGCGATGGTAGAAAAGGGATGTATACTGGTTATGGTTCATATGATAGTGGTTCTGATTATGGATATTCTGGTTTAGAAAAACAAATAACTGGTACAGTAAAAAAAATGCTTGCTTGGGGAATGACACTAGGCAATGTTAGTTTAGAAAAATTAAATCAAGGGAATAGTGGTAATTTACCTACAGGTATATATGCCACAGATAAAAATTGGCAAAATAATATATGGAAATATTATAAAGAATTTAATAATGGTATGGTAACAGATACTTCCTCTTCTAAATCTGAATTAACAACTGAAAAACTACTAGAAGATCGTATCAAACACCAAGAAGAAATAAACTCTAAAATATTAGAATTAGAGAAGAAATTTGCTCAAAATTCTAAAGAATGGTATACAGATCTATGGCAAGAAACTGATAATATAATTGCTGAATTTGAACAAAAAAGCAATTTTTCAAAATCTAAATCAGAAAGTATGTCTAAATCTTCTCCTGAATACAGAGATGAATTAGAAATTCAGAAATTTAATACTACAGGTATTCAAAAACAATTAGCAGAACAAGCTAAACAAATGGATCAAGCCATTGAAAATATGAAGAAAGGAATCACAGAAGGTACTTTTAAAGATAAGCAATTCTTAGAAGAAACAATAGAAAAAAGAAAAGCATTATCTGCTAATTGGTGGAATAAACAAAAAGAAATAGTTGATAAACAAGCAGAAATAACTGCTAGTGAAGTTGAAGCAATAACAAATAAAATAGATGAATATAATATGTCATTATCTATTGCTCAATCTCAACAAGAGATGAATATAAAAGGAACAGAAAAATATAATAATGCTTTAAAAAATGAAATTTTTCAATATTCTAATATAGAATCTGCTTTAAAATCAAAACAAGCAATATATCAAAAAGAATTATCTGATACTGCTTTAGGAACATTAAGATATGAGGAATTACAGAGAGCAATAAGTGATACAACTAAAGAAATATTAGATAATCAAAAAGCATTGTATGATGCACAGGTTAAATTAGCAGATGATATTATTGAATTATATAAAGATGCATATGAGAAACAAAAAGATGTTGCAATTAAAGCAAAAGAAAAAGAAATGGAAGCAGAAGAAAAAAGACATAAAGAAGTTATAGATAATCTTGATGATGAATTAGATCAATATGAAGATTACATCAATGATAAAATAAAATTGTTAGATAAACAATCTAAAAATGAAGATTATAATGAAAATTTAAGTGATGCGCAAAAAGAAAAATTAGATTTAGAAAAACAAATAAATGCTTTATCTTTAGATAATTCTATTGAAGCAAAATATAAAAGAGAAGAATTAGAAAAACAGTTAGCAGAAAAAATAAAAGAAATACAAAATATGCAAAAAGATCATACTAGAGATTTAAGGAAAGAAAGTTTAGAAGAAGAATTGGATAATTATAAAGATAGTATTGAGGAACAAAAGAAAGCAGAAGATGAAAAATATGAGAATACAAAGAATAGATTAGATAAAGAAAAAGAAAAATTGGAAGAATATTGGAATAATATAATAAACAATGAAAGAAAATATGCCAAAATAAGAGAAGATATATTAAAGAGTAATTTTACTAATATTATAACCGAATTAACTAAATTTTATTCTACTGCAACTGAAAAATTTAAATCTTTAGGTATTAGTATTCAAAATAATTTTATTGATAAAGTAAAAGAAGCATTATCTGCAATGCAAAATTTTAATAGCGAAAATAGCGGAAATAATGATGTAGGGAATTCAAATGGCAATTCTGATAATAATGATAATAATTCTTCTGCGAATCCTTTAAGTAGTAATTCACCTATTGCAACTTTTGATCGTGATATGTATGAAAATCTTAATGGAGTAGCAATAACAAAATCTCGTTCTCTGGCATCTGCTTTAGGAGTGGATGTAAAATGGGATCAAGATAAAGAACAAGTGATAATTGGTGGGAAATATTTTACTCCTGTAAGAAATGATAATGGAACAACATATGTAGGAATAAGAAAAGTAGCAGAAGAATTAGGTCATAGAGTTGATTACAATAATGGCATAATTGATATATTTCATGAAGGTGGAGTTGCTGGAGGAATTGGCAATTCAAGAATTGCAGATTTAATAAATAATGTATTTAATAAAGGGCTAAAAAAAGATGAATTAGTATCTATTTTGCAAAAAGGAGAGCCGATATTATCAAAATTAGGAGTACAAAATTTTATTCCTACATTACAGAGTATTCTTCCTAGTATTTCTATTCCTAATCTAACTCCTATCGCAACAGGAGGAAATAGTAATACTTATAATTTAAATTTAAGAATTGATAATATAACAGGAGATAAAAAGGGTGCTGAATATGTTTATAATAAATTAGTAGATGGAATTAAAAAATTAGGTGGAAATATATAATTAGTTAATGGAGTAGATTGATTTCTACTCCATTTTTACTTTTATAAAAGGTGGTGAAAATTTTGACAGTAAAATCATGTTTGTATTTTGAATTTGATGGCATTAAATCTACGGATTATGGAATAATTAATGTTAATGTATCAACAGGAATGTTGGAAGAATCTTTTTTATCATCAAGAGAAATAAAAGAAATAGAAACTAGAAATAATGAAAAACCATATTTTCAAATGTTAAAAAGAAATCCTTTAATATTAAATTTATCATTTGCTTTTGAGGATACTTGGGATACTAATAAAATAAGACAAGTAGCAAGATGGTTAAATACAGACTATTATAAAGAGTTATATTTTCCTGAAACAGAGCAAATATTTTATTGTATTTTAATTGATGAACCATCTATTATACATAATGGACTTAAACAAGGGTATTTAAATTTAAATTTTAGATGTGATTCTCCTTATTCATATAGTCCTATATATTTATCAGAAGTATATGATACAGGAATTAGACAAATTGCAGAAACAGGCACTACAACAACAAATATAAAATTAACAAGTCATGGACTATCAACAGGTGATTATATTGTTAATTTTACTAGAAGTGATGCAAAACGTCAAATAACTGTAGTTGATATAAATAATATAACTGTAACTTCTATAACTGGACAAACATCAAATGATATTATTTATAAATATCCTTCAATTAACACATTCAATTTTCAATTTGTTAATAAAGGAGATATATTATGTTATCCTGAATTAACCATAGATAAAATAGGCAATAGTAAATTGTCTATAATAAATTTGTCAGATGGAGGCAAAGAATTTACATTTAATTCAGGAGAAAAAGCATCTGGTGTTTTAAATTTCTTAGGAACAGTTAAAGATGGTGAAAAAGTTACAATAGGTGATGATGTATATGAATTTGATACTGATAATGTTTTAAGCAATAGTATTAATATAAAAACAGATATATCAACATTTTGTGTAGCATCAAAAGGAACTTTGATATTAAGTGTTATTCCTTCAAATAATGATACTATTACAATAGATAGTATTACTTATACTTTTCAAACTACACTAACTAATTATGCTTATAATGTATTAATTGGTGCAAATACCTCTGAAACAATAGATAATTTAATATTAGCAATTACAGCAAGTACAGGTGTAGGAGTAAAATATGGTACAGGAACCATTGCTCACACTAAAGTAACTACTACAAAAGTAAATGATACTAATTTATATATTATTGCAAAAACTCCAGGTACTATAGGTAATTTAATTTCTACTACAAGTATGCTTACTGATACTAATAGTAAATTTAATAGTACAACATTAGGAACAACTACACTAGGTACTGATTGTTTATATGCTAATGCAATAGATCAATTATATACTGCTATAAATACAAGTAAAACAGAGAATATTACAATAACAAAAAATACTAATAAATTATTAGTAGAATATAATATAATTGGTGCTATAGGTAATATTATTACTCTAAATACTATTAATAATGCCTATTGGAGTACAAATACATTAACAGGTGGAATTGATGAATTACAAAATGATGAAAGCATATATATTAATTGTGAAAGACAAGAAATTATATCAGATTTAGATAATATTAATAGATATAATATTTTCAATGACAATTATTTAGAATTACCATATGGAGTTAATAATTTACGTATTGAAGGTAATTGTAAATTGCAATTACGATATCAATTCAGAACATTACAAGGATAAGGTAGGTGTTAATACTTGTTTTATGATATTGATTTAACAAAAAAACCACAGAAACCACAAATATTCTTATGTAAACCAGATATAAGTAGAACTATTTTATCTAAATTAAATGAAAGTTATAATACTGAACATTCTGTAAAATTAGGGCAAATAAATGAATTAACTTTAAATATTCCTTTATATTTAGATAAAGATCATAAATTAGAAATTAATAAGAATATTAATATAATTAAAAATAGATATTTATTGAAAATAGTTTTAGGAACTAATGTAGAATATTATATTATTAATAAAATAACTGATACTGTTGATGATAATATTGACTATAAAACTATTAATGCGTTCTCTTTGGCATATGAATTAAAAGATAAGTTATTACGACAATATAAAGTAACTTCTTATAATGTTACTCAAGTGTTAAGAGATATATTATCTAATACCATCTGGGGAATTGGGAATATTGATGTAGAATTTAATACTCAGTATAGATCCTTCGACGTAAATTCTCAGACTGTATTAGATTTTATAATTCAAGTAGCAGAAACATTTAATGCTATTATAGAATGGGATACAGAAAACAGATTAATAAATTTCGTTAAATCAGATAATATTGGTAAAGATTTAGGTTTAAAAATTTCATATAGTAAATATTTGAAAACTATGTCAAAAGAATTAAATTCAGACGAAATGGTAACAAGATTTAAAGTTTTCGGTGCAAATGATATGTCGATTCAGACTATTAATCCCACAGGGGCAAATTATTTGGAAGATTTTAGTTATTTTTTAAATCCATTTTCTAGAAATGAAGATGGTAGTGTATTAACTCATAGTGATTATATGAGCGATTCATTATGTAATTCGATATTGGATTACAATCTTTTGTTAATTACTAAAAGAGGTATATATTTTAATTTATTAAATCAATTGAATACTTTTAAAGAAAATTTAACTATTAAAGAAAAAGAATTAACTAATTTAAATGATCAATTGGCAATTATATTAGATAAAATAGACAGTGCAAATGCAAATAATCAATCTACTACACAATTAATAATTGATAAAACAAATAAAAATATTGAAATAGGTACAAAACAAAATGAAGTAAATGCAATAAATAGCACTATAACCAGTATACAGAATCAAATAAGTGAATTACAAGATAGTTTATCTATTGAAAATAATTTTACACCACAACAAATATATGAAAGAAACCAATTTATTATTGAAAAAGAATGGACAGATACTAATTATACTAATGCTCAAGATTTATATAATACAGCAGTAAAAAGATTTGAGGACTTGAAGAATCCACAAACTGTAATTAGTATAGATATAGTTAATTTTCTTGAAATAATTGAAGAGCAACATAATTGGGATAAATTAAATCTAGGAGATACTATTTACATAAAGTATGATAATTTCAATATAGATGTTACTGCAAAAATTATAGAAATACAATATAATTATGAGGATGGTAATATAAATTTAACTATTGCAAATATAAAAGATTATTTAAATAATGAAAAGAAATTATTGAAGATGCTATATAATTCTGTTTCTACAAGTTCTGAGATCGACATAAATCGGTATAAATGGGGTGGTATTGATGATACTAATAACTCATTGAATAAAGTTATTGATATATTGCAAGGAAATATTAAAAATGAAATTAATTTAAATGTAAATGAAACAGTAGATATATCAAAACGTGGAATAAGAGTACATGATATTAATGACCCAAATAAATATATAGTATTGCAACATGGAGTAATTGCCTTAACTCAAGATGGTGGCAATTCATGGAAAACTGCAATGACTCCTGATAAAATTGTAGCGGATGTAATAATGGGCAAACTTTTATGTGGAATAAATTTACAAATTGATGCCTCAGATGAGGAAGGAAATAAATTTTTTACAGTAGATCAAAATGGTGTGAATATTACAAATCTAATTTTATCTTTACTTCGTACAGATAATAAAACAAAAATATTAATGGATGCAAATAGTGGCATGAAAATACAAAAAAATACAGGAACCGAACTTACACCTGTATGGGAAGATGTATTATATATTAATAATAATGGTGATTTAGTAACTAAAGGTAATATTATAATAGGTGAAGGTAATAGCGTATTTCATGTGGATGAATTAGGACTATATTTAGGAAGTGACACCTTTGAGGATGCACCCTTCCGTATTGATTTAAATGGTAATATGGTATCAAATAATGCAGATTTTACAGGTGAATTAAAAGTAGACGGTGTAAATATTTTAGACGAAATAGAAGGTATCAAAACAATTAATGGACAATATTTGACTGATAATAGTATAAATAATGCAAAAATTATTGACTTAATTGCAGATAAAATATCTGCTGGTACTATTACAGGAAGTACAATTAAAACTGGCGAAGATGGTAGTACGAGAGTTGAATTGAAATCTAATTGGGCAGATATAGATCTATATCATGATTTACTTAGATTGCTTACTATATATGACGGAGGTACTTATACAAATATTTTTAGTCCGTCAAACAAACCTATAATTATAGGGAATAATGATTATACAGGAGTTGTATCAGCACAGGGAGATTGGGATTTCACTAGTGCTAGTGTTACAGGTATAGTTGGTGTATTTGGGTAAAGGAGATTATTGATGAATATATTTTTAAACAATGAGTTAATAAAATTAGATAGAAGTTTGGTATACATTAATAATGTTTATTATTGTACTATGTTAGATATTGCTAATTTATTAGATATTAATAAGTCTAATGATGTTTATTACAGAGATGAATCTAGTAGTATATTCATAAATAATAATAATTTAATAATGAAAATATCAGATTGTAATATAGTATTAAATGATAATATAATATACGATAATGGATATATTGTTAAAAATTATATTACTTATATTCCTATACAAGTAATTATAGAATCATATAATGGCAAATATATAGAAATTGAAAATGGGATATATATAATAATATAATATCCCATCTCTATATTTTCATATTATTCATTATTGTTATTATTGCTAAATATATCTTCTCTCAAATATAATCTGTATTGATATGTTATACTATTTGTACTATTTAATTCAATACTTGCATTATTGGGGAATATTACTGCATTATTTTGATCATCAATTTTAATATTAGGAAAGTTTATACCATATATTTCAGCACCTAATCTTAATGGAAAATATATTGAACCATTATATCTTATAGGTTTCCCTGAACTACCTTCTGGAATAGGATAATCTTTCAATACTTCATATTTTGAATTATCTTGATATACTTTTGTTTGTGTTTGAGTAATAACATCACTATTTGGTTGCGGTTGCGGTTGTGTCATTTGTATTCCTTGTTTCTCATTATTTACAGGAGAATATGCTCCACTTCCACTACCAATATTATTAACAGTTTTAGAAGTATCATTATTAACATTATTATTAACATTATTTCTACTTTCAATTATCACATTTTTATTATCAGCATCATATTTTACACTTGCTCCTAAGTTTTCACTAACAAGTCTTACTGGAACAAAAACTCTACCATTAATCATTTGTGGAGATACATCTGATTGAATTTGATTGCCATTAATTGTTAATTTAATTTGTGATAAATCAGCAAAGGCAATTGTTGATGTGAGCAAGCTACTAACTATTGCGCCCGAAATAAAATATTTAATTTTTTGTGTATTGAATCTGAACATAATATCACTCTCCTTTTTAATTTAAATTTTGTTTTATACTATTCTACCATAATATATGATATAATGCATTTTATTTTTATAGTTAATTATTTTATTATTTATTTAATAGAATACTAAAATAAATGTATTGACTTTTGATTTTGGCTATGATAATATATCAATAGAATAAGATGTCGATTAAAAGTCTGGAGGTGAAACATTTGTTTTAGTATATTTATAGTATTTTATAGACTAGTAATATAATTAATTAGTAAATTAAAAAATTAAAATTTAAAGGAGAAATGATAGTTATGGAAAAGAAAAATGAATTAATGGTGTTTGAACAATCAGGTTTAGGTAAATTAAGTATAATTAAGATTAATGATGAGGATACTTTTAATTTGAGTGACATATGTTTTGGGTTAGGCTATACAAGAAATAATTCAATAGGTAAACCATATCTCAGAAAAGATGATATTGAAAGTAAGTGTAAAACACTTGATATTGTGGGTGTGTCACTTACTGGCACAAATTTAGAAATTACTAAAGATATAGATTTTGAAAATACATACATATCTGAAGAATCATTTTATGATTTAGCATTAGAAAGCAAAGCAAAAAATGCACGTACTTTTCGCAAATGGGTTACTTCTGAAATTTTACCATCCCTTCGTAAACGTGGAGTTTATATAATGGAACATGCAAAAGAAGAAGTAATTGATAAAGAAAAATTATTTGGCAAACGTAGAATTAAAAATACATTTGCTAATGCTGAAATTCATGAAGTTGAAAAATTATATGATGATTTTTTAGAATATGTTTCAGAAGAATACAATGCTAAAGATAAAATTAATATGCTTCAAAGTGTTTATAATGGACTAGGAGAATTGAATTTAAAATTATCTCATGATGCAGTTAAAAATGTTGGTAAATGTTATGATATTTCTTTATTACAGAATATAGTATTGAAAGATAAAGCATATTATCAAAATAAAAGAAATGGTGGTATAAAGAGTTCTAAAACTAAAACAATCAATAAACTTAATCCTCCTATTGAAGATTATATGATTTTTGATGTACATCCATTTTCTGAAAATAACATGTATGAAGCAACAACAAGTGATGATACTGGTAAACCAATTTTAGTTAGAACTGAAATATATAAAAAATGGTTAGAACAATTTCCAAAATATCAAGCAATTGATAAGACTGAATTAAATATTAGGTGGGATAAACCAATTAAAATGTTTATAAAAGTTGATTGTTTGGATAAATTTGATTCTAGCAATTTTATTAAAGCTACAAATGATATGATTATTAACAGAATATATTTGGAAGATGATTCTATAGTTAAAGATACTATAATTTCTACAAATAAGATAATTAATAATTATGATGATGGAAAAGTGTATGTATATATTCAAAATATTTAATTAAAATGATAATATAATATTAAAATACTATGCTTCCTATTATGTTGCAATATATTATTGACAAGTAAAAATGTGATTTTTATTATTGATACATATATAGTATAATATAATAGGGAGTGTGATTTTTAATGGCAGTAATAAAAAAAGAATCAATTACAATAAGAGTTACACCAAGATTTAAAGATAAATTAGAAAAAATTGCAGAACATAATAAGCGTAGTTTATCTGATTTTATAAGAGTAGAAATGGAAAAGATAGTAGAAATTGAAGAAAATGAAGGCATTTTAAAGGATTATTACAAGAAGGAAGAATAATTTAACTGTATAGGGTTATATGAAAGTAAGACAATGTTGCACAATGTCCTACTCTCCTTTATAATTATAGGTGTAAGGCAGGTCAAACATTAA